ATCAACGACTCGGAAGTGTCTAGATTATCCGTGGCTATTCAAGCACTATCAACATCTACTCTTCTGAGAAAGCTGAATGATGGAGATGTGAAGGGAGCTGCAGATGAATTCCTGCGCTGGAATAAAGCAGGTGGCAAGGTCCTGAATGGGCTTACCCGTCGGCGTGAGGCGGAGCGCGCTCTGTTTCTATCGTGATTGGCACACTGGTAAGGCGTTACTGGTTGCAACTGCTTGTGGTGGTAATCGGCGTGTTGGCGTTCTTCGTGAACCACTATCGCGACAACGCCATCACCTATAAAGACCAACGCGATAAAGCCACTGAGCAGCTCAGCCTGGCGAACGCCACCATTAACGATATGCAGGTGCGCCAGCTTGACGTTGCTGCACTGGATGCCAAATACACGAAGGAATTAGCAGATGCGAAAGCTGAAAATGATGCTCTGCAGCGCAAGCTTGATAATGGTGGTCGGGTGCTCGTCAAAGGCCGCTGTCCAGTGCCAGCCTCAACCGAAGCCGCCAGCGCCTCCAGCATGGGCCATGATGCCACCATCGAACTCTCTGATGCTGCTGGACGAAACGTTCTCGGTATCCGGTCCGGAATCAGGCAAGACCAGTCAGCCCTGAGAGTGCTGCAGGAATACATCACCAATCAATGTCAGTAACTACTTAAAGTATTTATCCATGGGGTCGTAGTGCTGGTATTTTCTGTAAAAAAAGAGCCAGTAGACAAATCCTATGGCAGCACCTAGCCCTGACATCATGAGATAAAGATCCTCGCGATGGTTAAGCAATTCAGAGAAGGAATAAGCACCTTTCCATATATCAATAAGGCTACCGCCAATCACCACATCAAATATAAATGACATCAATGGCAGAGCAATAGCATATGCCGCCATGAGGTAGAGCAGAGCTCCAAGTCTGTACTTGGTATTTATGTGCATAGCCTGCCTCCTTACAAGTTGCTTTGAAGCATAACATATCCATTCAATAGCCAGACTTCGGTCGGGCTTTTTTATTGTCATGATCGTTGGCAGACCCACTGTAATGGCAATATCCCCTACAGCGGATAATCAACTAAATATCCCTGCAAGCGGATAAAGAGGCTCTCAATGTCCGACATCTACCAAATCACGCTAACCACCCAAACAGGCGAAACCTTCACGGGCAAGATGTCACGACGTCAGCCTGAGCTGGTTAACGGCTTTGTGCCGCTGGCGACGGAAACGGGGCAGTGGCTGTATTTCGCTCCTGCTGATGTAAAGCGCGTGGAGTTCACGCCAGTGCCAGCAGAGCAGACCGAACAGCCAGAAGAACAAACAACGGAGTAACCAATGAGCAAACCAGATTGGGAGGCCATTGAATCGGCTTACCGGGCTGGAGTGCTATCGGTAAGGGAGTTAGCCGGGAAATATGGCATCTCTCACCAGGCCATCAGCAAGAGAGCCAAAAAGGATGGATGGGAGCGAGATCTAAAAGCCAAAGTCCAGGCAAAGGCAGATGCACTGGTTGCCAAACGTGAGGTTGCCAGGCAGGTTGCCACCGAAAGCACTATTTCAGAGCGGCAACTAATCGAGGCGACGGCAGAGGTAATCGCTACTGTTCGAATGGAGCACCGAGGTGATATCCGCCGGGCCCGCGAACTGACCAACACGCTATTCGATGAGTTGGCTGGAGAGTGTGGCGACGTGGCCGCGCTTGAGCAGCTCGGGGAACTGATGCGCCGTGAAGATGACAAGGGTATGGATAAGCTCAACGATCTGTACCACAAAATTATCAGCCTGCCTTCCCGCGTCAAATCCATGAAAGACCTGAGCGACAGTCTTAAGACGCTGATCGGCCTCGAGCGTGAGGCGTACAGCATAGAGAACAAGGCTGAAACGAAAGAGGTCACGCACAACGTCATGCTGGTACCAACCAGCGACAATGTGGACGACTGGGAAGCGGCAGCACAGAAACAACAGGACGGGGTGCTCGGTGGATGAATTACAAAGCTGTATGGAAGCCACTGCCCGGATCTCAGTCTCTGGCGCTGAGCTGCCCGTGTAACGAAATTCTTTTCGAGGGCACTCGCGGCCCGGGTAAAACTGCCGCGCAGTTAGCTAGGTTCCGGCGCAATGTCGGCGTGGGCTATGGCTCTTTCTGGCGAGGCATCATCTTCGACACCGAATATAAGAACCTTGCCGACATCATCACTCAGTCGAAGCGTATGTTTCGCCTGTTCAATGATGGCGCTCGATACCTGTCATCTGCGAGTGAATTGCGCTGGGTGTGGCCGACAGGCGAGGAGCTTCTCTTTCGCTTCGGCAAAGAGGCTGACGACTACTGGGATTTTCACGGGCAGGAATTCCCCTTCATTGGCTTTAACGAGCTGACGAAACAGCAGTCCCCTGAGTTCTACGAAATGATGTTCTCCTGCCGACGATCATCTTTCCGTCCTGAGAATTACCCGCTGGAGAATGGCAAGTTACTGAGGCCGATCCCGCTGGAAACGTTCAGCACGACCAACCCGTTTGGTATCGGTCATACCTGGGTGAAGAAGCGTTTCATTGAGCCAGCGCCGCGCGGGACCGTGCAACGCGACAGGCAAATGGTATTCAACCCCCAGACTGAGCGCGAAGAGGAAATCACGCTGACCCGCGTGGCTATCCACGGATCGTTTAAAGAGAACCCCTATCTCGACCCGCAGTACATCGCGACCCTGATGGCCATCAAAGACCCCAACCGGCGCAAGGCGTGGGTTGAGGGCTCATGGGATGTGACCAGCGGCGGGCGCTTTGACCACCTGTGGAACGAGTCCCTGCACGTCATTAAGCCCTTCCGCATACCGGATAGCTGGACCGTTGATCGCTCTCATGACTGGGGCGAGTCGAAGCCGTTCTCTAACCTGTGGTGGGCACAGGCTGATGGCACTGCCGCCGAGCTGCCAGATGGTCGCCAGTTCTGCCCGCCGGCAGGGACGATAATCCTGATCGGCGAATGGTATGGCTGCCCGCCTGACGAGCTTAACAAAGGCCTGAATATGTCATCCACTAACGTCGCGAAAGGCGTGGCGTGGATTGATAAGCGACTGGTTGGCGAAGATGTCGACGAGCCGGAAGAGATTCAAATCGACGGTATAACGCAGGGACAACTGAACATTGTTCCGGGGATATGCTCGGAAGTTATTCCGGGGCCAGCGGATAGCGCCATTTTCAACACCGGCGACGATGAGTTATCCATCGGCCAGAAAATGGAAAATCAGGGTGTCGAATGGCTTGAAGCCAATAAGAAACCAGGCTCTCGAGTTAACGGCGCTTCGGTTTTTGCAGACATGCTTGAGGCAGTCGTTGAAGGTAAAAAGCTGGAATCCGGCATCCCAGAGAAGCCAGCATTTTACGTGTTCGAACATTGTCGTGGCTGGATTAGCCGCATCCCAGTTCTGGTACGTGACAGCAAAAACCCTGATGACGTAGATACCCAGCAGGAAGATCACGACTGGGACGCCACCCGATACCGTGTACTGCACTCTCCTCGCCGTTCTGGGGCGATATTCTTCACATAAGGACAACTCAGTGAGTAACGATACAGAAATGCAAGTCCTCGCTGGGCTCATTGTGAACAGCCTCAACGAGGTCTCGAGATCACGTCAGCTTTATGCGGCTGGCTTCAACAAATCAGGTAACACCAAGCGGCACCATCTGTGGTGTGAATTTGGCTACCCTGAGCGTCTCGACTTTGACCACTTCTACAACATGTACGAGCGTAATGGCGCTGCGTTCGGCGCGGTTCATAAACTGCTGGATGCATGTTGGTCTGATAGTCCGGTAATCGTGGATGGCGACGAAACCAAAAAGGCCAAAAAGACCACGCCTTGGGAAAAGAAAGTCACCAAGCTCATGAAGAAGTACTGGGCAAAAGTGAAAGACGCCGATCGACGGAATCTTGTCGGGCACTATTCCGCTCTCATCCTGCAGTTTGCAGACAGCCGGGAATGGTATGAGCCAGTAAATCGTGACGTAATGCGTAATTCCCGTGAGCGCGGCCTGGTGAAGATGATTCCTGCATGGGAATCGCAGGTTAAGCCGGGGGAACTGGAGCAGGATCAGAAGTCTCCTAGTTACGCCATGCCGAAGTTCTATTATTTCCAGGAGCAACCCGTCGGCGATAGCGGCAATATTGTCGGCCCGATGCGCTCCATCAAAATCCACCCTGAACGTATCATCATGTTTTGCGAGGGATCAGAAGATGAATCCTCGCTGGCTGGCATCCCTTTCTTGCGTGCAGGCTATAACGACCTGCTGGACATGGCTAAAACCTCCGGCGGCAGCGCTGAAGGATTCCTGAAAAATGCCAGCCGACAGCTCGGCATTAATATGTCAAAAGACACCAAGATTGAAAAAATCATGGAGGATGCCAAGAAAGCTGGTTATTCAGGGCTGGCTGAGGCTTTAAACGCTGCCATCCAGAAGCTTAACTCTGGTACAGATTCGGCCCTGGTGACGCAGGACGGAGAGGCTAAAGTGCTTTCCGTTGCCGCTGCCGATCCGAGTCCAACATGGACAGTGTCAGCTAACCAGTTTTCATCTTCAGTTCAGATGCCATTCACCATCTTGTTTGGTCAGCAGACGGGAAGGCTTGCTTCAGATCAGGACAAAAACGACTTTGCCAAGCGCTGTAATGGTCGCCGCAACGGGTTCCAGACTGACCGGGCAAGTTCAGTTATAGAACGGCTTTGGACTGTTGAGGTTATAGAACCACCTAAATCTGGCGAAATCACGTTAACCTGGTCTGATCTACTCGCTCCAAGCGAGAAAGAGAAGATTGCCAACATGAAGGAAATGGCTGCGGTGGCGAAGGATACTCAGCAAGCCTACGGCACACCTGCTGTTGATGAGAACGAGGTCAGGGAAGCGGGAGAACTTGAGCCGCGTGAAGATGTTAAGCCGCCTGACCCAAATAAAAAGGTAACGACCGATGATCCTCTTTCCGATGACACAGGAGCAAAAGACGAAAGTCGGGACACCGGTAGTTCCTCGCAGTAAGGTTGACCCAACCCGATCGGCGAAGCAGGTAACCGCGATGTACCGGGATATCGAGGAACGGTATCTCGGAATCAAGCGCGCACTGAAAGCTCTATTCGACCAGCGCCTGACCGGGCGAGAGCGAGAGGTAAATAGCCACAACTGGCATTTCCTTTGCCACGACAACGGCGCGGATATGCGACTCTACCAGGTCAACGCTGGCAAGTTCATCTACGACATGTCGGCGCAGGAACTAGCTGACCTGCTTGAGGCAGTGCAGGCCATTCTCGATGACTACCTGCTGGAAGGTGGTGAGCAGAATCAATGGGCGATGGATTACGTCGTCGCTGAGGTGCAGAGAGGAACGCTGGAGGCCTTTAACAACCTCTCGCAGCAGTCACAGTATTACGCCAGCCAGACGACGCTACAGCAACTGTTAAGCAGCCCCGGTTATCAAAATCAGATTGCCTCCGCCAGGCTGACAACGTTCAGCGACTGGAAGGCGATCAGCGATGCCGCCCGCGGCGATTTGACCAACATCATCACTGACGCAGTAGCGCGCGGGGTTAACCCTCGCGAGACAGCCAGCGTCATCAGCAAGCGTCTCGATGTGTCAATGTCGAAGGCCAAGACCATCGCTCAGACTGAGCAGGTCGGCGCGCTGCGACAGGCGCAGTGGAACGAAACGGATTGGGCTGCTGACAGACTGGGGCTGAATACCGGCCTACTGTGGCTGTCAGCGCTAAAGCCATCGACGAGAGCGTGGCATGCCAGCCGTCACGGCAAGGTCTACACCACCGAAGAGGTGCGTGACTTTTACGCTGAGGATGGCAACCGGTACAACTGCTACTGCAGCCAGATTCCGGTGCTGCTCAATGAAGACGGCAGCATCTTCAATGAAGGGCTGGCGGATAAGCTGAAGAAAGAGCGCAAGCAGTGGAAACCTGATGCTGATTAGTGCTAAATAGGATCATCATAATATTCATGACATTATATCGATGAGCATTACACCTCAGGAAGTTGGTTCGTTTTTTCTAACACTTGTTGTGCCAATAACGACAGGGATCGCCGCTGCTTGGTTTACTGCCAAATTTGCTTTAAGTCGTTTCTACCATGAGAAATGGTGGGAGAAAAAGCACGCGGCATACAACCAGCTAATTGACATCCTTTTCGAAATTAAAGCGATGTATGACTATGCTTCAGATTATTATGAGGCAGTCGCAGAAAGGGGGCGTCGCCTACAGCCATTGCCTGACGGGAAAGTTGACTGGGTAAGGTTTCGCGAGTTAAACGCTCAACTTCATCGATTTTACGTACTTGCGCCAATTTCTCTAAGCCCCTTAACGAGGGAGCTTTTGAATAAATTCTTTCAAGATGACTCAGCGGCACAGCACAGTGTTCATGAGGAAGGTTATCCAGACTTCATTGCGTATTATGAAATGGCTAAAACCACACAAAATCTCATTGATGCAATAGTTTTAGATGCTGAGTACGAACTGAAATTCAAATAGCTATTGAATCCCACAACAGGTCGCTCCGGCGGCCTTTTTTATTGCCTGAAATTCACCAATGAGGACCCAGCATGAAACGCAACCGCGTTAACGTGCTGACCGTCGTCAACTCCGCATCAAACATCACCACTGAAACCATCGACGGCAAGCCACATATCGTGGTTCGCGGCATCACGCCTGTCGTTGACGATATCGTGATGAACCGGAAGTTGTACCCGGCAGCAGAAATCGAAAAGGCCTACAACACGCTAGAGCGTAACCCGATGCCGCTGGGCCACCCGAAAGTGGACGGCAAGCATGTTTCGGCGCGCGATGTCCGGGCGGTGAACGAGTACCACGTCGGCGCCTGGCTACAGAACGTCAGCCATAAAGACGGGAAGGTGACCGGCGACATGTACGTTAACCGCCAGTACGCCGAGTCTAGCGACAAGGGCAAGCGCCTGATAAACCGCCTGGATGAGATGCTGGCCGGCACCAACTCCGACCCGATCCACATCTCCACCGGCCTTCTGTATTCCGGAATCGCCGCCAACGGCGAATCGAAGGGCAAGAAGTACAACGAAATCGCCACCAACATGATGTTTGACCATGTGGCGGTGCTGCTTGATGAGCCTGGCGCCGGAACGCCGGAGGAGGGCGTAGGCATCTTCGTTAACTCTGAAGGCAATGAGCAACAGATCGAAGTTGCCCGCCTGGCTGATGGTATCGACTGCACCCGCGACGGCCTGCTCAACAAAACCAAATTCTTCTTCACCAACGCCTCTAACTTCTCTTTCGACGACATCTCCCGGGCTATCAGCGACAAGCTGCGCGAAGGTGACGCCGAAGATAAGTGGCTTTGGCCTGAAACGGTGTGGCCGGACAGTTTCATCTACCGCAATGACACCAAATACCTGAAACAGAAGTACCTCATCGATGATGACGGCAAGGCCGTGTTCGTCGGCGAACCTGTAGAAGTCGTGCGCAAACCCACTGAGTACGAGATTAAAACCAACGGAGAGAACGATCCGATGAAAGAACTGATTATCAATGCGCTGCAAGCCGCTGGTAAGCCGACTGAAGGCAAGTCCGACGCCGAGCTGATGGACGCATACAACCAGATGAAGGCCGAAGAAGCCACCGCCAAGAAAAAAGGCGATGACGAAATCGACCCGGAAACCGGCAAGCCCAAGAAAAAAGAGCAGGCCGCCAATAACGAAGAGATGCCAGCGTGGGCGAAGAAACTCGCCGATCGCGTGGACACCGTCGTTAACAGCCTGAACGCGAACGCCGACAAAGAGAAAGGCGAAAAGCGCGCGGCTGTGAAGCTGGCGATGAACATGAGCGATGAAGAAGTCGCGGATCTGGACGGCAAGGCGCTCGACGCGATGTACGCCAAGTGCCAGACATCTTTCGGCCTGAACGGTGCATTCCGCAACCAGGCTACCAACACCCAATCAGTCAGCGAAATGCCGGAGTAAAAAATGGCTAAAGACGGAAAACACGTAATCCACGCCGGTGGCGTATTCCCTAATCCGCTGCTCAACCGTGAAAGTGCAGCGGCAGCGGCAACACTGCCTGGTACGGTTGGCTTCATTGCGGCAGGTAAGTTCACCGCATCAGTAGCAGGTGCAGAAGCGGCGATCCTCTATGTCGCGGATTTTGACTATCTGCGCTGCCAGACGGTAGATGACGCTATCCCGGTTAATGAGTTGGTGGTTGGCATTCATCCGCTTCCCGGACTTTTTCTGAACGTACGTGCTGCTGCTGGGACGTACAAAAAAGGCCAGCCTGTTGCCGTAGCCAATGGTCAGATCACTGCGGTTGCAGAAGACGCAGCTGTATTTGCATATGTCGAAGAAGATGTATCAGTCACTGCGGTGGCGGGCGATCTGATTCGCGTTGTGTTCAAATAAGGAGCACCTGAATGCTTGTATTTTCTCGCTCTATCGGTGAACGCACCGGTAACCTCGAAGTCAACCAGGCTCAGTTCCGTGAACTGGAGATGGCGCGCAACATGAGCGCTCAGGCCGTGGCTGACTTCATCGCCCGAGCCCGTTTCGGTGAGAATGGTCACCTGGACGCAGTGAACGCCGTCGATGACATTCGTCGCATGTACCGTGCTTATGACCAAACCGTGCTGGCACAGTTCGAGCCGAACACCGAGTTTACCCTGTTCAACGATCTGATGCCTCTGTCGCGCTCTGTGCGTCTGGAAGAGTCAGTGTATGAATACGCGCGTACTGGCGGCCGTGGCTGGGCGCACACTTCCATGTCCGGCCAGATTGGTGCAGCGCTGGATGCACGAGCCTACACCTTTGACGGCACCATGGTTCCGATTCATGACTCGGGTTTCAAATTTCACTGGCGTGATCCTATTTTCAATAAAGGATCGGCTCTGTCCTCTCTTTCTGACTCTCAACGCGGTTCGGTTGATGATGTTCGCCGTAAAATCGTGGATTACATGTTCAATGGCTTCCGCGATTCGGAAGGTAACTTCGTAACCTTTGACGGCAAGACTTGGAAAGGGCTTAAGGCTGATGATCGTGTTGGCTTAGTCGATCTCGGTGCTTCAGGCCTGAACATCAACTTTGCAACAAGCGCTGATCCTGATGCGATGCGTAAAGGTGCTATTGCACTGCGCGATGTGTTGAAGCTTCAGAATCATCAGTACGGCCAGCAGACATGGTACGTATCCAGCGAAATCATGTCGAACTGGGAGCAGTACTTTGATACCCAGAACAAGACCCGCACAGTTCTGGATGAGATCCTGAAACTTTCTGGCATCGCTGCTGTGAAAGAAGATGCTGAGTTGACAGGCAACCAGGTGTTGGTTGTGCCGCTGGCGGCAGGCGTTATTGCGCCAGTGGTTGGTCAGGCAGTGGGTACCGTTGCGGATCCTCGTCAGTTCTATAACAGCGACTACGTCTGGCGCACCTGGGGAGCCGCTGGGCTGATGGTTAAGCAGGATATCAACCTCAAACACGGCGTTCTCTTCGCGAGAAGCTAAGGGGAAAGTGAATGGCACTGGTTAAAGTAATGGGTAATAACCTGTTCTCTGGTGCCAATCTCCGCAAGCTGGAGGTTGGCTCAGAGGTGGAGGTTGACCGCAGTACAGCTCACCGCTGGAAGAAGGCAGGACTGGTCGAAATCATCACTGATGAAGATCGCGTACTTGAAGTGGCCACTCCTGACAACGATGCTGCAGAGCAGGCAGACACTTCCGCTAAATCGAAAAAGGCGAAATAACCATGGCTGACCCAATCACAGCGGCAGACGTGCAGGCGTTCCTCGGTGAATTGGGTTACGCCATACCTGATTCACTGTTGACGCCAATTCTCTGCGTGGTGAACAAGATTATCCCGTGCCTAGATGGTGCCGGGTACGACGACTGCACCGCAAAGCTGATCCTGATGTACGCCGCCGCGCTAATGGCTACGTCTTCTGGCGCGCGCCGCATCAAGTCACAGGGTGCGCCTTCTGGCGCGTCCCGTTCGTTTGAATATGGCGACGACAGCATTACCTGGCTGCGAGACTCGCTGGGCCGGCTAGATACCAGCGGCTGCACCGATGAGTTGCCGATCAGCGCTGGTAACAGTGTCGGGCTGTTCATGGTGGTAGGGGGCTGCTGATGACGTACAAGTCAGTTAAGCATGGCCTTCCGCGAGCGTTCACCCGCGTCTGGGTGATTACCGACACCGGGAGGGAGACTACTGGCTACGTTAAATCGGATGGCGAGTGGTTCATTAACTGCCCGCGCATCCGGGTGACTGGCGCGAAGGTGCTGAGGTGGAAAGAATGAAACGAGGCGGGTTACTGCAAAGCGGTAGGCTTTATCGTGTTGGTGAGGTCGCCATGCACTCATTCACTCCACCAAATGCACTCAAGCGCATCGAGAAACTTAAAGGCCAGAGCGGAAACGTGACGGTTGTGCTGCGCTGGAAGGAGGGCTGATGTCGTCTACTGCTTCATGGTCATACAACAAGCCGTGCACGATATGGCGTAAGGGCGCGGGCGGTAATGATGAGTGGGGAGATCCGGTCGACCCATACGAACCGCCTGAAACCATCATGTGCGACTACATCGGCGGCCTGTCTGCAAAGCTCGGCTCCATCGGTAAAGAGGTTGTCGTAAAAAACACCTTCTTTACTGCGTTTGCGCTGGCTGATGAGGGCGATTACATCCTGATTGGCGTCAGCACAGAAACAGACCCGGTCGTGGCAGGTGCCGATGAGGTTCGTCACGTGACGCGCTGGAACGACACTCTCGACGGTCTGGAAGATGACTGGGCGATAATTACGGGAGTGTAGCCATGGGCATAAAAGTTAAGGGCATCAGCCAGGCGAAGAAGCACCTGAACGATGTCATCAACGACGTTAAGGGCCGCAAGGTAATCCGCGCGTTACAGTCGGCGATGATGCTTATCGGCACCCGGGCGGCCTATTACACCCCGATCGATACCTCCACGCTGATTAACAGTCAGTTCCGCGAAATCGATGCTGGCGGCGTGTTCATCACCGGGCGCATTGGCTACTCAGCCAACTATGCCGTGTACGTTCACGAGGCGTCAGGAAAACTGAAGGGCCAACCGCGCGCGCACTTCGGCGTGACCAGCAACCGGTCTGAGTTCGGCCCGCAGAAACCGAAAGAGTTCGGCGGCGGTACCGGAACTGGCAACTACTGGGATCCACATGGGGAACCTCAGTTTCTGACCAAAGGCGCAAATGACGAGCGCGATAACGTAGACGCGGTGATGCGCAAGGAGATGTCGCTATGACACCCATGATGCACGAACGGGTGCGCAACATGTTCGGCGACGCCGGGCTAACTACCGGTTTTACGGTGCAGCAGTTGATGTACGACGACCCGGGCGACCTGTCGAAGGCGATCATGGTGTTCAGGCCAAACGGCGGTTCGAATATTCGTACTGACCTCGGTTCTGAGTACCACGTCCTGGTCGACGTCGTAGGCGCAAAAGATAAGCGCAAAGACGCACTCAATGCCGTGCAGCGCATCGTCGATTACGTCCAAGCCAACCCCATGGCTGACGAGTGTGTCGGCTACATCCAGAACATGGGCGCAATTCCCGCGCCGGTGCTCACAGAAGAAGGGCGAATAGTCTTCCGACTCCAGTTCGCCTGCACTTACGGCGAATAGCCATCCCAACCAAATAACCCGCTTCGGCGGGTTTTCTTTTATACGTCAAAGAGGAGTTTCACATGGCTAATTGCCAGAACTCGAACGAGCGCCTGTTCGGCGGTGCGGTCGTGCTGGAAGTCGCCGATGGCTGCCCGGACGTCAAGCCACTTGAATCAGAGTGGATGGCGCTGGCCGCTGGTACGTCGAAGGGCTTCGACTTCAACCCTAACTCGGTTACCTCTGATGCGGATGACGGCGGCGGCTATGTCGAGACCATCATCACCAACAGTGATTTCACCCTGAGCTTTGAGGGTGAAGTGCGCAAGAAGGATAAGCTGGATCAGTACGGTGTCGGCAAATTCATCAAGTATTTCGCTGACGAGCTGAAGGCAAAGCGCCAGCCTGGGATCTGGGTGCGCATGGACTACGGCCCGGTCGAATTCGTCGGCTACATGAACATCACGGCGCTGAGCTCTGACGGCGGTACCAACGACATCGTCACGTTCTCCACCGAGTTCAAAGTCGGCGATGCAACCACCATCGAAGTGAACGAACTGACTGCTGTAGCAGTGACTGGCGTAACGGTAACTCCGGCTACCAGCACCGGCACGGCAGGCGGCACCAGTACTTTCACGGTGAATATCGCACCAACCGGCGCAACCAACAAAGACTTCACCGTCGCATCTACCGATCCAACAAAAGCCACTGCTTCAGCATCCGGTACCACAGTCACTGTGAACCGCGTCGCCACAGGCAGCGCGCAGATCATCATCAACACCGAAGACGGCAACTTTGTGGCCGTGCATACGGTTACCGTTACCTAACGGACATTCCAAAGGGCGGCGTGCTGCCCTTGATAATGACCGTTTACTGGAAGGCCTATGACTGCTTTAACCGATATTGGTGAACTCTCGATCAGCGACAGCCGTGAAGGAGGGAAAGACTACCTGCTGCGGCCTTCATTCGAGGCCATGACCAGGATCGGCACTCCAGAAGAGATTGTGCAGGCGTACGCCACCATACACGGCAATGATGTTGCTCAGCTGATTGAGGTTTGCGCTGGCACGCTGGGGCGCTTTCCAGCCTGGCTTTCACCATCATTCAACCGCGCTGCCGAGAAGCTGTTATCAACGTGCATGCTGGTGCTGCAGGCGTGCTGCGATGACGACCTGACGCCAATGATCGGCGAGTGGAAAGGGTGGCGGCACTGCGTCGTCTACCGCCCGGGCCAGATGCCAAAGAACGACATCATTGTGCTGGCACAACATCTCATGCAACACGGTGTCGTGGGTAAGGCCAAGGTTCGCCAGTTGCAGCGCCACGAAACAGGCGAACGCACTACAGAGTTTAAGGCCTTCGATTACATCAGCGCTGCACGCAGCCATTTCGGCATGAATCGCGCCGAAGCAGCCCAATTAACGATGACTGAATTTCAGATGCTGCTGGCGGCGAAATACCCGGATCAGAAAGGCTTCACACGCGAAGAGTACGACAGCATCGCCGACGAATACCTGGCTAAACAGGCCGCTCGCAGGGCAAAAGCAAAGCAATAACCGGAGAATGACATGGCAGGTGAGAAAGACGCCGGTAGCATCGTCTATACAGTAAGCGCTGATATAGCCCCATTACTTCAGGCTGGCCGACAAGCCATTGAGTCACTTGACGGAATGGGTGATGGCGCAGGTAAAGCCGCCGATAACTTTTCCGGGCTTGAAAAATCTGCTGATAAATCTGGCAAGTCGATCGCAAGGGCTGCGGATGATGCGAGCAATGCAGCCAAAATCATGGAGCGGCTTGGTAACGAAATAGCAGTTCTTGAAGAGGCAAATAAAAATGGCGCACGCAGCGCTGCCGCCCTCGCAGCTCAGATTGCAGCGTCAGGGGATGCGTCAGAGGCGCAGAGCAGGGAGATTGGGAACCTTGCGGTAAAGCTTTTTGACGTAAAACAGGCCGCTATCGATGCTGCAAAAGCAAATAGCGATAGTGCCGCTGCTTTCAGAGCATCAGAATCGGCGATCTCATCCCTTGAAGGTGAGTTGTCCGTCCTTAACGCTGAGATGATTGAGGGATCTCGCAGCGCCGCTATTCTGTCCGCCCAAATGAAAGCGGGTAATGGGGCAACTGACGAGCAAAAGGCGCGTATTTCTCAGCTTGCCGGCCAGCTCTATGACCTCAAATCTGCTCAAAATGCGTCAGCAAAAGCATCGTCTGAAGCAGCGAAGCAGGCGGCGCAGCAGGCCAATGATGCGGCAAGATTGCGCTCAATTTCTTTGAGCCTTACGCAGCAGATCGCTGTTCTCAATGAAGAGCAGAAGAATGGCGCGAGAAGTGCGGCAATGCTATCGGCCAGGCTCCAGGCTGGATCATCTGCTACTGCGGCTCAACGTAAAGAAATTGGTGAGCTTGCCGGGAAATTATACGACCTCAAACAAGCGCAAAATCAGACAGCAAAATCTTCTGTTGGGTTAAAGACAGGGCTGTCTGCAATAGCTTCCGCAATCGCCGTATCTCAGGTAGTTGATTATGGTAGGCGCTTCCTTGAAGCGGCTGACGCCATGTCTCAAATGCAGGCCAGGATAGAGCGGTTAACTGGCAGCGCCGCGGCAGCCACCCAGACAATGCAGGGTTTGATGCGCATAAGCTCGGCAACGGGCGGATCACTGCAGGACACCGCGAAGCTGTGGGAAACCCTCAGCACAGCGTTGCGCGATACCGGCGCGACGAACGGCCAGATAATTCAGCTTACCGAAACACTTCAGAAAATCGGGCGTATAGGCGGATCCTCTTCCGAAGAAATGGCGAATGCGCTACGTCAGTTCGGCCAGTCAATTTCATCCGGCACTGTCCGGGCGGAGGAGTTCAACTCCATCCTTGAGCAAATGCCGGAGCTGGCGCGCCAGATTGCTGCCGGGATGGGTGTTAGCATTGGAGAGCTTCGCCAGTTGATGCTGGACGGGAAACTGACGGCAGAAGATGCACTCAACGCTATTCAGAAGCAAACCGGTTCAGTGAATGCTGAGTTTGAGAAATTACCCCGCACATTGTCACAGGCCAACACCGCGCTCACCAACTCATTTCTGTCAATGATCGACTCTGTTAACCAGGCGACTGGTGCCAGTAGTGGTCTGGTGGCAATAATCGACTCTATGACTGCTGCGCTCGACAGGCTGGTGGGTAAAGCGGCGTCGGCAGATGCTCAGATATCGGATCTGAACAGTACGGCAGAAATGTTCACGCGCCGGGCGCGTACCTGGTCATGGCTTGGGCTTGATGGCTGGGAGGAGCAAAACAAAGCGCTGGCAGGGCTAAGCAATAAATCCGCCATGCTGGTTGGCGATCTGGCTGCTGTTTCCAAGGCATCACAGACAGCGGCGAATACGAAGCCGATAGAGATTAAAACTAACGGATCCGCTACTGGCAGCAAATCGAAAGGCGGAAAGTCTGCAGCGCAGAAAGAGGCTGAGCAATACGCAAAAGCTCAAGAGTCTGTTAACCAAAAACTGGACGAGTTGAGGCAGAAAGCCGAGCTGTCAGCTGGCAGCATTGGTGAATTATCGCGAGCGCAGGCCGTGCTTAATGCACAGCAGTCTCTCGGTAATGATGCGACACAGGAACAGGTCATTCTGGCCGGTCAATATGCGGCTAAAGCCTGGGATAACGCCAACGCATTACGAGCCCAGGCCAAGGCAGAAAGGGAACGTACTGACGCTGCCAATAAGTTCGGCACTATCCAGGGTAAAACTAGCAAAACTGCTGGACTGGATAGCCAGTACCAGAAAGACATCGCTGATATCCAACAGTATGCCCAGCTTTATCCGCAGAAGATTGGAGAGGCTGAGGCGGCGCGCGCCGCAATTGAGCAGCAGTATCGGGACCAGCGTAACGCGGCGATGTGGGAAGAGTGGGCTCAGCAGAACGCGGCCACCCAGGCAGCGGCTGCGGCTTTCGATTCACTCGGTTCGGTTGCCAGTAACGCGCTGACAGGAATCATCACCGGCAGCATGTCAGCCAGCGATGCAATGCGCAGTATTGGTATGACGGTCCTGAATAGCGTCATTAACTCGTTCGTCCAGATGGGTATCGAGTGGGTTAAGTCAGCCATCATGGGTCAGACGGCGCAAACGGCTGCTATCGGCACGGTGACGGCAGTGCAGACGGCAGCAGTGGCCACACAAACTGCGACCAGTACAGCTGCTGCGGCAACGACTGCAGCAGCGTGGACTCCGGCGGCAATCCTTTCATCCATTGCCTCAATGGGTACGGCGGCGGCGATCGGACTCGGAGCGGTGGCTGGCGTTATTGGCGCGAACCTGCTTGGCAAACGCAAGAATGGCGGGCCGGTTAGTGCTGGTGGGATGTATCAGGTCGGCGAAGGCGGCATGCCGGAGATTTACCAGGCCAGCACCGGTAAGCAGTACATGATACCAGGTGACAACGGCAGGGTGATCAGCAATAAGGATATGACTTCAGGCGGAGGTGTGAACGTCATAATCAACGTTCAGAATATGACGGGGTCCACATTTGATGCTCAGGCTACAAGTAATGGAGATGGTACAATAACCGTGGATGCCATCATTGCTGATCTAAATAATGGCGGTCCAATTTCTCAGGGCATAACAAGTAATTTCAATGCCAAAAGAACACCACGCGGTCAAAATTGAGAGGGAACATGGATAGTATTTTGCCGGGCGAATCAAAAAGCATGCCACTTGAAAGCGGGAAGGTTGTCAAATACTCAACTAACCGGGCTGTTAATTTTGAGTTTTTGCTTACAGATGGCACTTACATTACCGGTGTTATTCCTGCTGGTGAGACACTTGAGTTCAAGAGTAACGGCTCTATTCAAGAATTTAACATTAAAATTTTTGAAGCTCCGAGACGACCAACTGCCATAGATTAAACCCGCTTCGGCGGGTTTTTTAATGCCTGGAGTTTAGATGCCAATTATCGACTATCCCGACTGGCTGCCGCTGGCGCAGAAAGCCAGTAAAAACATGACGCTCGATACCGGGTTCCAGACCGATCAGCCTGCGGTAGGCCCGGCTATCTTTCAGAACCAGACCGATGACCTGAAAGTGACGTGGTCACTGACGTGGATCTTTACGTCGGCAGAGGAGCGAGCTTTCCAGCAGTGGCTACGAAGCCCGAATTATCTCAACCGTGGACTGAACTGGTTCCGGATGAATATCAATCTTGGCGGCAGTGGCCTGCAACTCCAGGAACTTCACTTCACTCAGATGCCAGTGCAAACCAGTATCGACGGTGGGGTGGTGACCTGGACAGGGACGGTTATTGCTAACCACCTCTACAACTCGGATGACGAGTTCGACGATATCATTGTTGAACTTCCGCCGCCGTGGGATTCGTGGCTGGATATCGTGGTGACCGGTTATCCGGATGGACGTGACCAGGAATCACTACCGAGGGTACCGTAATGCCGAGCTTCAGGGAGTACAAGCAGCAGCGACCGACGCGCGGTCTGTACGACACGATCACCTTCTACCATCCATCATTTGGTTATGTGCGCCTGGTCGACAAGCAGTTCTTCCCGAAGACGCTCGGCGGCCAGGCGTATACGCCAGCGCGCTTTGAAATTGAAGAGAGCCAGCAGAGCGGCACGCCGGTGATCGACGCTACTGTGAAGTTAGGGCGGCTGTCGTCTGATATCAAAACGCTGATGAAACAGTGGAAGGGTGCGACGCGACTGACGGCCATCACGGCCACCCGGCAAATATTCGACAGCGGTGACGTGTCAGTGCCGATTAAGTCGTGGCAGTTATACGTCAAGACGATAGATATTGACGCTGATGCCGCTTCAGTGACGCTTTCTGTCACTAACCCGCTGAACAACAACATAGGTCGACTTTATGATCCGCAGGAATACACAGGTCTGCAGTACCTCTGATTTCATCAGCAAGGTGATCGGCGAGCCGTGGGCTAATCGTGCCTGTTCGTTCGATAGGGTGGATTGCTGGGGACTGGTGGTGTTGTATTACCGTCACGTTCTCGGCATTGAGCTGCACCAGACTCCGGACTACGAAGCCGGTGAGGACTTCTTCACCTGCTATCAGGGCGACGTCGTTTTCTGGTGCCAGACCGATAAACCTGTCGAAGGCGGGATATTTGTCGGATACCGCGGCGCGCAACCGGCGCACGTTGGCCTGGTGCTTAACCGGCAGGCGCTGCACTCGAGGGGCGAGAACGGCAGCGTGCGCATGGACTCGTTACTGGTTATTCAGCGGGCTTTCACTAAAGTGGAGTATTTTTCTTATGGCGCTGGTTGAGATATCGAATTTTCCAGGAACGCCTAAGCTGCGTTGCAGGGTGCCAAACGGCACCATTTTTTATGACTGGCTGTCGGCCAATGATGGCACCTTTCACCGTGATCTGCTGATCGTCCGAAACGGCGTGAGGTTAAATGATGATGATGAGCTGGCGTTTGAGCTGAGCGAACTGGATACCATCCAGATATTTGACCAGCCAAAGGGCATCATTAGCGACATTCTCAGCCCGATCTTCAAAGTTGTTGGCGCTGTGTTTTCATTCCTTGCCCCGAAGCCTGCAATAGCCAATAACGGTGGAAACACTGTCGATTCTCCGAACAACAGTCTGACCGGGCAAACGAATACCGCAAGGGTATACAAAGCGAAGCCTGATATTTACGGGCAGGTCAGATCGTTTCCAGACTTGATTCAGGAATCGATGTTTGAATATGTGCGCCAGAGTGAAAATGATGGTGGCCTGAAATACGTCACCGAGTGGATGTGTGTCGGCATCGGGAAATATGACTATGAATCTGTTCGTTACTCTGAGTCGAGTCTCGGTTCGATGGCCGGTGCTGAGTATCAGTTTTATCAGCCTGGTGAAGTAATACCGACTATTAACGAGGGCTATTCGTTCGATGATGTCGACGGACAGGAGATGCCAGGGCCAAACGAAAGCGATAATTTCCCGGTAGAATCGGCTACTGCTAATACCGTGGTAAGTGGTGAATATGCTGGTGGCCAGATAGCGATGAAAATCGTCAGGCAGGCTGAGTTCGACTACTTCATGGGGCTCGTGCTACCACACTCCGTCACATTCACCATTAATGTCACCTACAACACGACATCAGGCAGCTTTACAGAAGATGTGCTTTTCTCTGGAACGTTAATTTCTGCTGTGCAGAGTGATGATGGCGCCGTTATAGACCCTGTTCAGTGGTACACGTTCACCATGACAGATTTACAGGGGCCGCCCACCGTTCCATCCACTGCCACCATTAACACGACAAAATTTATCCTCAACGATAATGAGGCGCTTGTTGTTGGGCCTTTCTTCTCGCCGGTTGAGTCAACAGAGCTTTGGCTGCATACACAGTCATCACTGGGTGGCGGTAACTGGACTGACTGGACGGTGACAATCTGGAAAATCGACGACGATTATAATCAGATTCCTGGCACGCAACAGACCTTTACCTATCACCAGGGAACGCCGCATAAGTCGACCAGTGAAGTGTTTTATCGCACTGATAAAATAATTCCAGCGGGAGGGTATGGTAAATATGCCATCAATTTCCAGCGGACAAACAACTCCAATGATGCGTCAATTCTTAAGGTTGAGGAAATACATGCTGTCAACATCCGAAGTAACGTAGTTCATCCGACCGATACGTTGGTTCGCGTCAAGGTGCGGGCAACAGAGAACGCACTGGGAATCCGTGACCGAAAATATAACGCTCTGGTGACTCGTCAGACTATCAGTTACAACCTGACGACACAGACTGTGGATTATACATTGCGCCCATCGCGTTCCTTTGCAGACGCGGTTGCACATACCTGGCTTGTAATGGGTGGTCAGCCAGAAAGCAGCATTGATCTGTACGGGTTGTACTCTATAGCTGAGAGTCTACCTGATGAGCGTCTTGGCTACTTCGACTATACGTTTGACGATGAGAACGACTCACTTGGAGACAGGGTGCAGGCGATCTGTAATGCAGCGTCTGTTATGGCGTACTGGGATGACGGTGTACTAACGTTCACCCGCGATCAGAAAGTCGATTACCCGGCGGCAGTGTTCAACCGGGCGAACATGAAGACGGATGAGTACAAAATGACGTATGAGGCCACGCTGCCTGGCGGTTACGACGGCGTTCAGGTCTCCTACGTTCATCCGACAACGAATAACAAGACGTACATCAACTATCGTGTACATAACGGCGCCATAGTCGAGCAGGAAGCGGAGAACCCGAACAAACTCGAGATAGTAGGATTCCGTAACGAGTACCAGGCTCGTGAGCGAGCGCTACGCGAAACAAAGCGCCTGATTTACTCACGGGTGAAGATGAACGCCAAAGTGTTTGAGGATGGAATCATCCAGGTTGGAAGCGTCATTCAGATGCCTGACATCTACGACAGCAACCAGCAGCAGGGGTACATCACGGGCCGCGCCGGGAATGACTTTGACACCAGTGAGCCGATCACGTTTACCGGCTCGATGTATGTGCTGGTGACCGACAGTCTTGGCAACCCGACACTGCGCTTTCCTGCGACGGCCCGCAACGACACGAAGTACGGCTTTACCGCGGCAATACCAAACATTCAGCTCAATATCTGGAACGGAGACACAGTGCAGCTCCCGTCGCGCTATCTCATTGCGACAGTGGAAGAACTTGACAGCCAACTCTGGACAGTAAACAGCATCAAGCCAAACACCGATAACACTGTGTCACTGAATGTCGCTGAGTACAGCGACGCAATCTACCAGTAACTTTCCCCATACCCTATAGCCCGGCCTTTGAGCCGGGTTTTTTCATGGAAAAAATATGGCTACGCAACCTACTAATCTGCAAGTACCAAGCGAATCACCTCGTGACCTGAAATTTAACGCGGGGAAAATTGATGAATACGTTACATCCATGGGATGGACATACACAGATCGCTTTGGTCAAAAGCATTACACGATTGAAGGTAATAATTACCTTGCTCAGCAGGCAATGGCTTCCTTTGGTTATGTGGTCCTTACTGGAAAAACATTCACCACCGGCGCAACTATTAGTCAACCAAACGAGGTACTACTGAACACTGCCGATGGCGAGTATTACAAATGGACTGGTTCATTTGTTTCTGGTCCGAAGGTTGTACCAGCTAACTCCACTCCTGCAGGAACAGGTGGTATTGGACCAGGGGCGTGGCTGTCAATTGGAGATGCTGCATTACGATCGCAATTAGCCCTGCCTGGAGGGGCTGAATTGGTTGGCACCGAAAACTCAGGAACGGTGCAGGACTCATTAGACACATTAGGCCTGGCTAATGACCTTACATCTCTAAATGAGATGATGGAATCAAAAAACGCGCTATTAATAGATGGGTTTACCGTAGCAGATGCGTTTTCTATTCCTTCATTCACTAAATTGTCCGGAATTGGTTTTAGGATTGGATTTATTGGTTCGTCAACTCTAATCGATAAGGCCATAAAGAAAACAACAAATAGCACAATAACACTAAGCAATCAGGATCCTAACGCCGGAAGCCAAACTGTAGATTGTATTGCTTATGTGGAACCTGCATGGCCTTCTTTGTCTGTATACCCACAAAAAACAACAATTGAAGATATTTCTTTTTGCGGAGCAGCCCCTTCTATCACGCAGGCTGGACTGTTCATCCTGCAAGGTGCTGGCTGGAGCCTTAATCGAATTGACGCAGTTAATGTGATTAATGGTATATGGGCAAAAGATATATGGCTTTCATCTTTAGACGCTTGCCATACTATGGGAAAAATAAGAATAGATGGAGGGACGTCTCTTACGATAAACAATTGCTGGGGTGTTGGTCATGTATCTAGACCTGGAGCAATAGACCTAAGCGCGGTAAAATACTCAACTTTAAACTCCTGCGCAAGCGACAATGCGGTAAACACGGCTTATCATTTCGATAGTTGTCAGGGCGTCACAATGAACTCATGTGGTTGTGAAGGAGCGAACACAACTACCGCCAATAATGGAACTGCAATAACATTTGCAACCGGAAACAATATGGTTGTGAATGGCTTTACCTGTGTTCCAGTGGCAAGTCAATCTGTTGCGCTTATCACAGTTGGAAACAATAATAATATTGAATTTAATGGTTTTGAATCATCGTTTGGAGTTACATACAACAGAGACCTTTACGTCTATGGAAGTGGATCAAAGATTGTGTTTAACAACTCTAGGTTTGGGAATGGTGCCTTGCCATCTGTAGAGTTTGCTTCTGGATCAACAAGCGTTGTTACTGTAAACGTTAATGGAAATTCATATATTTATACAGCTCCAGTAGGCGGTGGGGTGCAAACGGCACCTGAAATAGAGTACCTCACAGACATATGGTCTCCTTTGTTTAGAATCGGTGGGTCATCATCAGGTGTTGCTTATACTTCATCTGGAATTTTTACAAAAAACGGTAATATAGTAACGGCTTCATTTTCTGTAGTTCTAACAAATAAAGGATCATCTAGCGGTATAATTACAATTGAAGGGCTTCCGTTACCGGCAAAATCATCTTCCAGTGCATCCATTTCTCTTTATAGTTCATTGGTGAGCGCAGGGCCTATAGGAGGTGTGGTAGACCCTGGAACGGCATATATTGTTTTAAATAACTTGTCTTCTGCTACTGCGGCCAACCTAACAAACGCAAATATTAGCAACACAACAAGGATTGATGGCGTTGTGACATATCAATATGATTCTTTGTTATACAAATAACCCCAATTAAGGGGTTATCTGAAGTAAGTAAATAGCAGGATTGGAATAATGCTATTTACTTACAAGAAGGCTTATCAAAATCAACAAGTATGTTTACTTCATCTACGTATAGTGAATAAATTTGTGTTTCCTCTACCTTCCTCATTCCACATGCCTGATTATCCTTTTCTGCTCCTCCAACATAATTACGAATTCCGAACATTTTAATTAGGTTGGTGCCCCACCAACCACCTGTGTAATAGATCGGAACCAATGAGGCAAGGGATGGGAATCGGTTTACAGCATTTGTTCTCTGATTTGATGATGGTTGTGTCCCTGCTGTTAATAACCTTAGTTTGCCGTCAGGGTCAAGGCGTGAAACAGATAGCGCAATATCTCCAGAAATTCTGTTGTCATATTCTTTTTGATATTTTTGAGCTGCACCAAAAGCATAAGAATAGACAAAAGAAAAGACTAAAGGAGTTGCGATAATAATTGTTGCTACATATCTATTTTTGAAAGTAAAAAAGAAACAAATTGTTGCAAACATTAGCACCCCGCCAAAAGATATCAGCACTCTATCTGCAAACACTGGAGTATTAAGTAGGCATAGGTGAACGAACGATGCGAGAAATACTATTGCCGGAGTTATCAGTACAACTACAATATCGATTATATTCAAAGGTTTCCTTTTTCCCTTGAATGAAACCGCAGAACTCACGACACTATAAAGTACAATGGCACACATAAAGTAAGAAGTGTACTTTATGCTTTTAAAGTACAAAGAGAACGTTTTTATAATAGTTTTAGCATTTTCTGTGAACGTAAGCGCGCCACCGTGAGTCATTGGGATAAGCTGAGAGTGCGTAATATTATATTCTCCTATTACCATGTCCTTGGTTATTATGCTATATACAACGTAGCCAACACACAGAGCGACGGCTCTTGATATTGCATTTTTTAATCTTACAAGTGCGTCGTCATGCAACCTATTTTTAAAAGACAGGAAGTATTCTATAACTGCAAGACATACGTAATACCCAATTGAAGCCTGATAAAAACAAAGTGACGATGCTATTATAACAGCTGAGATCGCAAATCCAAATTTACTGGCTGGATTAAAAATAAATGGAATTAGTAGTAATGATATTGATGTAATCATTGGGAGAACATCAAATTTATAAGACAAGTTCTCCAGAAGGAATGGGTTAGCTATCACTGAGAACATGATTACAGCAGAAGGAATAGCTCCCATATCTGCAATGTTAGCCTTGACATACAAGAGTGCACATAAAGAAAAAACAGCAAGTGCAATCAAAAGAGGAAGTGGCGATAGATCTACTATATTAGAGCCAAAGAATGACAGACCACTCATCACAAGGTCAGCAAGTGGCCTTCCATTTGGCGACCAGAATGTATACCCTAGCTGAGATCGTAGAATGTCATCTATATATAATCTGTCTGCCAATATTATTGGCAATACATACAAAGACAACATCGCAACTAAAACAGTCAGAAAAACTCTACTTTCCTTTTCACTGAGAATGTTATGGTTAATCATTTTTTTAAGACTTATATTCATAAGTAAACCCAAACAATATTAAAGTATTATTTCTTAAGTAAATACTTCGGACGGCGTTTTGTTTCTGTATATATTCTTCCAATATACTCACCAAGAACCCCTATACCAATCAACTGAACGCCGCCAAGAAAAAGTATAGATACTAGTAGTGACGGGTAGCCGCGTACAGGATTGCCAAAAGCAATGGTGTCTAGGATCATCCATGCGCCATACATAAAAGCTATTCCAGCAACAGCTAACCCGATGTAAGTCCAGATGCGTAGCGGAAATGTAGAGAAAGATGTTATTCCCTCAAGAGCAAGGTTCCAGAGCTTCCATCCATTAAATTTCGAATCACCTGCCACACGTTCAGCACGGGCATATTCAACCACATCAGTTTTTCCTCCTACCCATGACAATACGCCTTTCATGAACAGGTTTCGCTCTGGCATTTTTTTGATATTCTCGACTACCTCTCGACTCATCAAGCGGAAATCACCAACATTTTCTTCAATTTTTGGATTGCTTATTTTGTTGTGCAGTTTATAAAACCACTCGGCCGTCTTGCGTTTCATCCTCCCGTCTGTCGACCGATCAGAACGCTTTGCCAGCACCATGTCTGCTCCAGCCTGCCACTTCTCTATAAGATGCGGAATCACCTCAATCGGATCCTGTAGGTCAACATCTATAGGAATAATTGCGTCACCTGTGGCATAGTCAAGGCCGGCGAAAAGAGCTGGCTCCTTTCCAAAATTTCGAGTGAATGAAAGTGGAATCACTAGATTGTCCGCGACAGCTAGAGCATTGATTATTGATTCTGTAGCATCTTTGCTACCATCGTTGATGAATACAATTTCAACTTCATGCTGCTGCAATGGCTCAAATTCCCGTACTGCCTTATAGAAGATAGGAATTGCTTCCTCTTCATTGAATACCGGCACAACCAGAGAAATTTTCAT